ATTTCCTGAGTACATCGCTTTAGTTTGTGTCGGCTGCAATGCTGCCGGTATTCCTGCTGTAAAAGCCATATTGTTTTGATTTTAAGTTTTGTTAATTTATTTCCATTTTATTCGCAACTTATCTGAAGATTCACCGGATATTACTCTAATTTGATCACCTGATTTTGTAATGACAGAAGAAGCATCGCTCCTAGGATCCATGTTTATGTTCTTAGCTTTTCTAGCTGAATCTTTTATAGCATCGGCACGGCCTTGCTCATAAAAATGATTAGCTATTTTGTCTGCATTTTGTGCAGCAAAAAGTGCTTTATGGTATTTATCCACGTCTTTTGCACTTCCATCACCTTCAAACTGGTTTAAAAAATTATTAATATCTGATTGGAATTCTTTTGTTTTTTTTGGGTTTTCAACTTTAAATCTGTACTTGTTTTCTCCAACGTTAAAATCAAAACCTTTGAAATTATCAGAGAACACTTGTTCAGTTTTATTTTTGAAATCTTTTTGGAATTTATTTCCTTTTTCTTCAAATTGCTTTTGTTCACTATAGTACTCAATTGCTTTTTTATGTTCTGGAGCAATATCATTTTGTTTTCTTAACTTAAGATCAGTATAATATTGTTCTTTTATTTTTGTTAAAGCATTTTTAGCACTGTATAGTTCTTCTTTAAAAGCTAATTGTTTAGCTTTAATATCGGACGACTCGTCCATTTCTTTATCATAGGCAAAGTTTTTATCCATTAAAAAATCGATATCTTCTTTATCTAAATGTGGTTTTGTGAATTCATAATACTCTCTAACTAAACCTATATTGTCTATTTTTGTTAAATCTCTGTTTAATTTAGTATAATCTTCTAAAGTACCTCCAGTATCTTCCATAAACTTAACAAGTTTATCTATACCTTCTGGTAGATTTATACTAGTATCTTGTATTATTTCTTCTTTTGTTAAAGGAATAGGTTTTTCTTCTATTTCCTTTTTTTGTATTTCTTCTTCTTCTTCTTCTTTTATTAATTCTAGAGGAGAATCTTCTATTGTTTCGTTTACTTCTGTGGTTTCTTCGGTAGTTTCTTGGCTATTGGATTCGACCCGTACTTCACCGTCCACTTCTTGGCTATCTCCGGTTCGTTTGCCCACAGATACTTCCGCTGTTTCTCGCTTTTGAATGGCATTTTCTTCTTTTTTAATAGGTTCTTTATCAACGTTAACTTTGTAAACTCCATCATTTTGAAGTCCATACTCTTTATCAACTTCTCCGGATTTAACAGCTTCATCTAATACAGCTGCCTCTTTTTCTTGAGGAGTTGTGATAATGTCTTCACCGTTATCTACAACTTTTACCTCGATTTTTTCTTCAATTTTGTTTTCCATAATTTTATAAAATATAATAGTTATTTAATTTTAAGATGCTTCAAATCTTCCCATATCAAAGCCACCTAAGGTATCATTACCCGCTGATTCAAAATCTTTAGTGGGATTATCAGTATTAGGGGCACCACTTATTCTACCTCCAACTTTCATTGACTCTTTCTCTAAAGATGTAGCATTATTTCTATCATTAAGTTCCATTTGTGATCTTAATTCCAATTCTTTAAGTTGAACATTTAAGTTGAATTCATACTGCATTAACTCTTTTTTAGATCTTGTTTCAAGTTCCATTTTCTTTATTTCGAACTCAATATCAGCTTGTCTGTACTGTATTTTTGAAGATGTTTTAATTTGTTCTGCATCTGCTTTAGCAGCTTCAACTTCAATTTGAGCCTGTCCTTGAGCTTGAGCTTGTGCTGTACTAGCAGCTTGAGCTTGAGCTTGATCAGCTTTTTGTTTAGCAGCTCTTCTGAATTTTAATAATTGATTAGCCAGTTTTATGTTTTTAACTTCTCTTACATCAATAGCATCTTCCAAGAATATATCACCTTTAGATAAAGCCATTTGAATATTAGCTTCTAACAAAGCTTTTTCATCTTCATCAGGTTCTAATTCTAAAAATATACCAAAATCATGTAGGTTTAAGTTTTTCACTTCTTCTAAAGAACCCACTGAAAATTGTCCTATTGAATCTATTAAAGATTCTTTTGTTGGATGAAATTCTAAAACATCTTTAAATCTAAGAGATATAGCTTCTGCTAATGATGTAGTTATAAACATACTGCTATAAAGTATATGTCTAGTTGCCACGTTGCTATTTGCTGCTGCTAGTTTTTGAACACCTACTAATGAGTTTGGATCTGGATCAGAACCATCCCTAGCTTCATTTAAACCAGTAACATCTCTCATCATTTGAATGTACTGATTGTAAGCACCAACTAATACTTGAACTTGTCCACCCGTGCTACCTGGAAGTTCTTGTATTGGAACTTTTCCTGCATTTTGATCACCCTCAACAGTTAAAGATCTACCTATAATAGAACCTGTTTGAAAATACATGTTTAATGCTTCTTGAGGATTGTAATTATTTCCATTACCTAAATCTATTTCAGCTAGACCATCAGCATCTAAATATACACCTGAAGGTGTCATTCTTTGTATTGCTTGTTGAAGTTTTAAGTGTGTTAATTGAACTAAATCAGCATAAGGCGTCATTTTAGAAACGAGAGATGTGATATTACCCTTATACATTCTAGGTGCGCTAGCTATGTAGTTCATCATTACTTTATTAATATTGGAATTAGGCCTAACCATGTTGGTTGCCTTTTGCCATTTTAATAGTTGTGGTGTTCCAAGTACTAAAACACCTTCATATATAACTTCTCTAGTTTGTTTTACTTTTTCAAACCTAACAGAACCTTCTGGAGGATCAAAGGAATCATCTTTTTCAATTGCTTTTTTAGCGCCAGTAGCTACTTCTTTTATTTTATAAACATCATGTTCCCATGTTTTCCAATTAAAATATAATACAGTTAAAGTATTATTTTGAGCTAACGAGTCATTTACTTGATAATCTTGAGGGCTAAAAGTGTTGTAAGTATTCCAATTAGAACCTTTTTTTACTAATTCAGATATCTCTTCGTTTTTTAAGTCAGGAAATTCTTTTTTAAGTTCGTTTACTTTTATATTTTTTACTTCACCAAAATAATAACAATCTTCAAAATTAGGATCTTCAGTATATGACCATACAAGATTAGCTGGATCAACATAACTCACAACAACCCCATCGGTATTATTAAAACCATGTTTAGCACAGCCAATACCTATGGTTGTTATATCATAATCAATCCTTCTTTTTGTTTGTTCGTAATTATTTGATTTAAATATATTTTCAATAGCTTGCTCTTCAGCTAGTTCAATGCCTTGTTTATAATTTAACTGCATGTATAACTCAAGCTCTTCTGTATTAGCTGGAAGTTCATTAACAGCAAAGTTTCTAGCAGAAACTCCTAATTTACCCTCTATGTCTTCAAGTAATTGAGCTGTATTAAGATCTTGCTGAACGTCATTAACAAATTTAGTTCTTTTTCCAGTTGATAATGGATCTTGACCTATAGCTTTTATAGTAAACATTCTGTCTTGCATACCATTTACCACGATGTCTACAAATTTCGGAACTATAGGTACTGGTTTCCAATCTAAATTTAAATAAGATAAATCTCCATTTGTAGCGAATTCATCTTTATATTTTCTTATAGACTGTTCACCACGCGCATATAATCTAAGTCTATGGCACTCTTCTCTAGAATTATAAAACCTACTAACCCCGGTATTGTCCTTATTAAACCACTCTTGCTCAATAGCTCTACCAACCGATAAACCATACTCTTCGGTTTTTTTAACAGAGTCAGATACTGCTTGACTAGGGAATGCGTAATTTTTCGCTTGAATTTTTGCCATATTTATTTTATTATCTCACTTCTTGATCCGCTATTTGTATATTTAGAAAATGAAAAATCAAGTTTTTTAACTATTCTTTCCGCCCTTGGGCGATATAAATGTTTACGACAAGCCATTATAGCTAGTCCGCTACTTATGGATGCATCGTACGCTGTTCTTTTTGATATGTCAAATTTAGCCCAATCCTCTAATGTTCTCTGGAAGAACATATTACCATGGTTTTCATTTTTCATACCTACATATTCCTCTATATATGATTCAATAGCTGAAGCGTGTGCTTGTTTTATATCTTCTGATGAATTAGGAATACCTCCTAATTCTAGTTCTGTCTTAGAAAGATTTCCTATTAACCTATCCGGTCTATTCATAGAAAAACCCCTATAACCTCTTCTTTTTATATGATATAATAATCTTGGTTTGTTATTCTCTGCAAGAATAGGCATGCCATAAAAAGCTAATGCCATTAAAACATCTTCAAAAAATATTTCAGCTGTTTGAGGTCTAGCTACATATTCTAAAAAAAACTTGCTATCTGGAACATCTGTAGCCATGGAAAATGTAGTTAACCCGTGTAAAGCACCATTTGACCCTCTACCGCCAACGGTACCTGATATGTCATATGAGTCACACCCAAAAGCACCTAAACCAGTGTTACCAGCATATTTAATGCCATTTTTTACTAAAACATTATTTTGCATATTCTTTGGTGGTATCCAAGACACCTTAAACCTACCATTATTTGTAGGTACCCATATAACCTCAGTATCTTTTATCCCATTTTTCCATGAAAAGGCTCCTTTAGCTATATGACCCTTAGCGGTCATTTCTTCATTGAAATCTATTTGTTGGTATATCTTAGTCAAGTTGAAAAGAGAATTTACTGTTTCATCTCTGAAAGCATGTTTTTCAGATCTTGGAAACTGTCTATAATACTCATTTAAAGCATCACTGTCATCCTTTAAGCCATCAACCTCGTTTTCCCAATGCTCAATAACTCCTGTGTATATTCTTTCACCATCAATTCCTTCAAGCGGTTCTGATGGGGTATCGAAGACAGGATACCCATACTTGTCGATAAATCCTTCGTAACCCCATTCC